CCCGCGCCGCCCGCGCCGCCCGCGCCGCCCACGACGCCAGCGCCGCCCGCGCCGCCCTCGCCGCCAGCGCCGCCAGCGACGCCCTCGTTACTTTCTCACCGCTACACAGTTTTGCAGAGTGGTGCATCTATCGGCGCACCTGGTGGTGGACTGGTGAATTGTCCTGGTTCAGCACGACGCACGTAGGTGCGGTGCAATTACAGAAGCCGACTGTGCTTCATTGGAGCCAGCACGTATTCGATGCCTACGTTTCAGGGGCATGGCTGCTGGTATGGACAGACACCACCTTGTACTGGATCGCAAAACCCACCGTGACGACAGAGCTTGTGAATGGTCGCAGACAACTGCACAACGCGACCGGTCCGACCTTGGAGTGCGACGTGCAGAATCTCTACTTCTGGCACGGCGTGATGGTGCCGGCGTTCGTGGTAGTGAAGCCTGAGTGGATTACGCTCAAGCATATCGAGACCGAGGACAATGCCGAAGTACGCCGCGTGATGATCGAGCGTTATGGTACGGCGCGATACATCAAGGATTCAGGGGCTGAAGTGGTTCACGAACTTCCGGACAACTATTACGTCAAGGGGCTGCAAGGCGCGAAGCTTTATCGCAAACCGCGCAAGGATGATTCAGACATCATCATGATCTCGGTCGCCAACTCCACGCCAGAGCCCGACGGTAGCATCAAGCAGTACATGCTGCGCATACAGCCCGACGCGTACAACGGAGCAGCGGCCAAGGATTGTCACGCGGCCATGGCGTCTACGTGGCGGCGGCAGGATGGGACGCTGTATTTCAGCAAGCCGCAGGACTACCGCCCCGAGTTTGAATCATGAGCGCAGAGCATCGGGCTGAAGATCAGCGGGTCGTTTGTTCCGCGGTGCGGCACGCCGACGGCCGGATGGTCTGCGGCCCTCGGCACCTAGACGGCATCATGTGGGCTCAGATCCTAGGGATGACCTACGAGGACTTCGCGCGCCTTCAGCGGCTGAACGCCCTGCCGCCCTTGCCGGACGAAGCCAAAGGGTGGGCGAAAGCCGAGCAGGGATTCATTGACCAGTTCGGGACGTTCCTTACGCGCGAGGAAGCCGCCAAGATCGTCGGGAAGCCCTCGGGCGTGCTCTACAGCGAGGATCTTTATTAATGCCTGCTCCGCTGTCATCGAAACCGTTTAACGGCCTAACCGAGGCTGAGGCAGAACAGACGCTCGTGTGCGATGCGCATCCAGATTGCGATTGGTCAGGCCCCATGGCAGAGACCGTTGAGGTCGATACTCTAATCTGCTGCCCAAAGTGCAAGTCCGCCGTAACTACGGCCCGGGGCCTCAGCACGCAGGAATATAGGGCCGTGTGGCGAGTCCTGCGCCTTGTAGACGGCTATCTGAGTGAAATGCCGCAGGAGACCTTACACGGGCACGGGGGCGGCTTTATGACAATAGCCGAGCTTCGGCAACACGTTCAGGGGGCACTGGGATTACTGGAATAGCTCACATGACCAAGGATCATCGACTCAAAGGGGCTCTGGCGAACATAGAGCGCCGTGCTCAGGCTGGCGGAAACGCCTTCAACGAGTTCTGGCCGGCCGAAAGGCTGGTGGACTTCAAGGCGTCCCGGACCATGTACCAGCGGGCCAATCATCAGCTCTACTTCCGGTTTATCTCAGCCTCACAGCCGGTTATCTACGGGCCAGCCCCGGTGCTGCCGGTGGGGACTCTCCTGCCCGGAGACCTCGGTACCGGCATGGGGCCCTACAAGCGTCCGGGGCAGGTCTTCGGTGAGCGCGATCCTGTGAGCCCGTACCTGACCTCGCGCGCCGCCGCTGTCCCACCGCTGCTGAGTTTGCCCAGTAAAGCCCCCGCCGCTGTCCCACCGCCTCAGTCCCTCCAAGGCCCCGCCTATGCAGCCGCGTCCTGGTGAAGGCCCGTGCCCGCTGTGCGGGCGCACGGACGCCCACAGTCACTATTCAGGGCCTTGGTGGATGACATGAGCGAGCAGCCGACTTCAAATCTTGTGAGCACGCTGCGGGAAGTATTGCGCGCTGACCCGGCACGAGATAGTCGCAATGTCCGCCTTGCCCTGAGCGACGCCATAGGCGAGATCGAGCGGCTTCGGGCAGCGCTGGAGCGCATCATGCACGGCCATAACGTCCATGCCGAGGACATGCAGAAGCTGGCGGCGGCAACGCTAGCAGGAGCACCGGACGACTCGTCCGACGGACCCGGCGAGGAAGATGGGCCGTGGGCTGCTGGCTATAACGAACGCGCCGGACTATGCCCGCACGGCATGAGGCTCGCTGACAACACCTGCGGACCGTGCTCCAAGGGACTACCGAATAAAACAAAACCGGAGCATCCATGAGGATCATCTACGGCAACGGCCCAACCAAGTATGGTCCAGGCGTTGATATCCGGCTGACCGGCGACGAGGTAGCCATTGCGATTATGGCTTGGCTGGTCGCCAAAGGCGTTCACGTCGATGGCCCCCGGACGGTCACGGTCAACGGCGAGTTGTGCAATAACGGGCGCGTGTACGTAGATCCCTCCGGCTTCGCCATCACTCCAAAGGGTCGGAAGCTATCAGGCAGAGGCGCTGAGAACGGGTCCAATGAATAAAATCAACCAGAGGTGGGAGCAGTTCACCGCAGAAGCCGAGCGCCGGGGTTGCGATGTGCGGGTGGCTTACCACACAGACAGCGGCATCTGGCACGCTCTGGATCGTTCCAAGGCGCCTGCGCGTGTACCTTTAGGTCAGTGGACTGATGTTGAGGGTGGGACTGCCGAATGGTTGGCGGAGAATGGGCAAGAACCATGATGCATGAGATACGAGTGTGGCTTGGTGGGTGCCTTTTGGTCGGCGGTTGGGCGGTCGCTGCTGAAATCGCAAAATGGCTTGGGGCCCATTGGGCGTTCGAACTTCGCCGGCACTGAATGAACATCCTGCAGCTACTCGACAGGCGTCCTGACGTACCGCTCAAATTGCGGCTCATGGCTGTTCAGGGTGGCCTCTGCTGGATTTGTCACAAGCCGATCTGTTTGGAGAAGGGCTGCATGAACTATGCCACTAGGGACCATATACAGCCGGTGAAGCATGGCGGCACAGCGCAATCAAATATTCTGCTGGCTCATTTCGCCTGCAATGTCGCGAGACAGGCCCCGAAGCTAATGGAAAAGCGCAGAACCTATATGGAGTGGGCGCTCTCGCGCGTCAGGCGAGCAGCTCCAACCGTGTCAGATGAATAGAAATCCGGTTGAGCATGCTTGATTTCATACGCGCATGGATCTGGCTACCGTCCCGCGAGGGGAAGTCCTACGGCTTCGCCTCGGGCTCTGAGCGCAGACGCTGGTTCGAGCGCGGGTCGGTGGAGGTTAACGGGCGGAAAGCGGCTGCGGACGATCCGTGGCCCTCAGAAACAGATAGTGTCGTACTGCATCCCAGTGGCCGGCACAGAACGACACTCGTTTAGAGACTCCGCACCATGAATCTAGAAGTAGATGCGCCGCATGGGTTCGACTGGCGTGAATGTGTGAGGGAATGCATCACTAGCGCACGCTCAGCCGTAACCGTGGACGTTAAGCCATGATAATACCTACGGCTGGGTGGATTTTGGCCCGCAGCTATCAGCTGGCGCGGTTCGATGTCACTAACGAGTTTGGCGTGCGTTTGGTCGGTTGGGCCTATATCGGCCCACCGGAATCACAGTCCGAGGGACAGAAATGAGATATGAGACTCGTTGGCGTCGCCGCGCTAGAGAGCGCGAACAATGGCACGTCAAATTCGCTCTGTTCCCAAGGGAGATTGGTGCCGAGAGCGTATGGCTAGAGAATTATTGGCGTCGATGGTGTCCTGGGCCTTATGTGACTGAAGATGACCGCATAGACGCTATCTATGCCGCAATGGCCGGATGTAATTGGGGCTATTGGGAATACAGTTTGCAGCCCCCGAAGTCGCCCGATAGGGACGAGAAAGTTGTTTCCATAAGAAGGCTCACCGTTTAACTCAAGTCCTGAGCAGGAAATAAAAACAATTCGCCCTCCCCTGCGCGGCGACGAAAGGGAAATTCCTACTTTTCGTCCTTGCCGTTCTTCTCGAAGATTTTGGCGGCTTCTAGACGATCAGGATGGAAGAGCAAGTCCCTAGTCGACCAAATGATCTGGCCGGACGAGGTGACCGTCGGGGATTCAGAAATCGTGATCTGCCCGCCAGAGGGCTGTATCACAACTTCCGCAGGATTGTTGGCCATAGCTCCAGACCCGCTGCTAAGGTCCGACCATAGTATCTTTAGGGAACGCATAAAGTGTGATAGGTGGCTAGGAAAGGTAAAACTTCCTTCCCGCAAGCAAGTTTCATGCCTAGCTGGCACTACTAAATACTGGGCTCAGATCCACCAAAAACAATCCCGAAGCTCAATAGTAATCTCTTTCCCGCACCGAGGTGAGCCAATTCATTGTCGGTGGGTTCCCACGCGCGGGGCCATCACGAGATCCCCTTCGCTTGCGGTCGGGAGTGCGATCATGAGGGCCTTGGGGATCGCTTCCTTGCAAGAGGCTTCGTCCTTGAATAGATACGAATCCACATACGTCACTTCGAGCGTCTTGGGTGCGTACCAGTAGACGTGAAGAACGGCGGCATTGCCGAGGGTGCGGGGCTGGTGCTGTTCGTCAGCATTTGCGGTAGCGGCCAGTAAGAGTGCAATCAAGTATTTCACTGATGTTTCCTTCTCACGTTGATGTCGGCCCCCTCTTCTGCTCTTTCCCACTTGCGCGATTGTTCATCGACGCGGCGTTCAAGATCGTTCACCCTCTCCTGCAGCACCGCGGCTGAGGTGTCGCGTGTGGGCAGGGAATCGATCTTGGTGGTAAGTTCGGCTACGCGCTGCTCGAGGCGATCGATCTTTCCCGTAAGACCTTCCCAGAACGCACCGGCCGCCCACACGAAGCCGATAAAGCTGAACACCGCAAGCACAAACCTGTAGTTGACGGATGCCCATGAGGCGCCCTTCTGGAGCGTCCTTAAGGTCGCCGTGAAGGTTTCATCGGGCTTGGTATCCACGAAGCTGCGCGCTCACGGCGTCGGCTCTTGCCGCAAGAAAGTTAAGCAGTCCACCGACATCGGGGCCTGGCCCTGTCCGTACGCCAGAATCTCGCGAAGGCACCGGCTGAACATTTGTGGGGGCGGCGCTGGGATGGCTAGCTCCGCTGCTACCACCGGTTGCTTGGGGCATGCTTCCACCATTGGGGGCTTGGTAGCACAGCCGTACATCAGCCACGGGATGAGCATCCCGATAAGCAGCCGCTTCACTTTGTTCCTGCACATAGGCTTTCTCCGCAGCGTCAGAGCGCTGCTGTAGCTCCATTGTCTTTGCTGCGGCCTCTACTTGCGTCTTCTCATCGTTGGCCGTTTCCTGCGCCTTGTAGCTCGTGAACTGGTTTTGCAGGTGGCTATAACGCACGTCCTCATAGAGATGTGTGGCGTAGCCACCTACCGCAGCGCAGAGGAGCGCGATGGCGGCGTAGATATACGCGCTCATTGGGGCGGCTCCGGTGGCTTCAGCGTTGCCTGCTTGGCGCGCCAGAAGATGAGGCTGCCGAGGGCTACGCGAAGGCCTGCGTACCAGTGGCCCCCGATCAGGGTTGTGATGTCGTGCTCGAACCCCGTTAGGTAGGCGACCACGTCACTGCCGGCAAGGATTACAAGGAAAGCCGAGATGGTCTTCTGGATATGATTGGCCCAGAAATAGGCCAGCTTGGCTTTGATAGAGGCTAGGAAGGCGTTCATGAATTCACCCATTGGCCACTTGAAAGTATTTGCATTTCGCGCTTAGCGCGTCCCGGCGTCTGAAACTTGGCCCAATCGCTATCAAGTCCTGCGGCAGCCGCCGCATTCCAGTCCTGAGCGGTCAGGGCTCCCATAAAATCTGGCCAGTTGAGCGGCTTATCCCCGAGCTGGAAGGTCATAGAGATGAGCGCGGCTTGCTGGTTGTCATTCATTTGGCCCCAGTTGGGGAATTGTCTAGCGGTGTTTTCGGCTGCCGCCATATCCTTTTCCAACTGTAGGTCGGATTTTAATTGCGTCCATATGAGACCCCGATACAGTGCATCGTTCTCGGCATTTGAAATCCCTAGCGTGTGCCCATAGCCAATAAACCAGTAGCCCATCGTGTCGATGGCTGCCTCAAGGATGCATCCCTCTTCCTCGGTTATCAGAACTTCCGCGAGACTCACTTGGGCTTCTCCGGCTTTTCCTTCTGCCCGTGGTAAAGCGCGTCTTTCATCTCCTTCTGTTCATCGGCGTAGTAGTCCGCCTCAGCCCTAAGATCGGCAGAACGCTTGGCATCGGGCTCCTGCATCGCTTCCCGGTGCAGCGTGTCGCTACGCTCGCCCAAGGCGTGCACAGCAGCTTCACCGGTAGACTGACGGATGTGTATCCAGATCCAGCGGATTAAGTGCTTGACGGTCATGCGAGAAGGATGCCGCGCGCCTTGAGTGCCAGTAATATCTCGGCCACTGCGCCACTGGTCTGCAGCAACGTTGCAGTCGCCCCTGGAAAGTTCGTGGTGATGGTGTTACCCGTCGGAGTGCCGAAGCCGGAAGCATAGGGCGCTACATTGCAGGCCCAACTCGTGCCATCCACGCCATTGCCGCCAAATGTCCAATTCGCGGAATTTCCTATGAGGACACAGTTACCGGTGACAGCCGCCACAGCACCCAAGCCGCTGCCGATGTTCAAAACCATGCTGCCGGTCAGAAGGAAACTCTGTCCTGAGAGCTGACCGGGAATGTTCAGGCCCTGACTCGTGGCCTCACTGATGCGTGATACCCAAAGACCATTGAGAGTGACGTTGGCATCATGAGCACCAATCGCTGCCCCCCCTGAAGCATTGGAATAGAGCTTGCAGTCATGGATGGAGATAGCGACGTTCGTCATCGACGACGCAGCGGCGCCGAAGTAAATGGCATAGGTCGGTAACGTCGCGGCTCGCTCAGTCGAGCAACCGATGAAACTGCAGTCCGAACTGAAGCCGTAGGTCTGATCAAAGTACACGCCTGACCGACAGCCGTTCGCAGAGCACCACAGGTTACTGGCCCGGAAAGACGCGACTTCATCAAGGCACAAGCAGTCGGAAGTGTTCGTACCTGAGTTGATAGCCAGGTCTGTGTCAGTGAAGCGGATGACCGTGGTGGAGGCTGGCGTCGGCACCGGGTTGTAAATCGTGGTGAACGGGGACGACAGGCCCGCGTTGTTGTTCGCGGTGCAGACTGCCGCTCGCGCCCCGGCAGCGGGGTTGAAGTTATTGAAATAGCACCCGTTCACCAGCAGGTTTTCAGAACCGAAATTGTAGAAGCAGGCCACCGAGAAATAGCCAACAATCTTGACGCTCTTCAGCTGATTGATGAGGCTGCCGCCGGTGTTGTTGCGGGCCAAAAGTATCCCGGTCTGTGGAAATAGGTTGCTCGTCGGGATGGCGGTCCCGATAGTGAGATCCTCAAAGATGATGTTGTCATTACCGGTGCAATCAAAGATGGCAACGCCGTTGTGCTGGGCAATCACCTGATACGTCTGGTCCTTACCGCCGATGCCGCGCACAAGAACCGGATTCTGGTTGGCACCACCGGTGAACGTACAATTGATGGGCGCTGACACAAAGTAGGGTCCGCCTGTCAGTTCCAGTCGACCGCCGGTCTGCGCGATAACGTAATAGGCCGTCTGGATGGCCGACGTCATGTCGGTAGTGCCTGGCGTTGTGTTCACCGTATAGCGCTCAGGCCGCCCCACGGCTGCAAAGAAATTCGCCACCGAACCGCCATACAGGCCGAACACGGTAGTTTCGGTCGCCGTCTGCGCGTAAGGCGTGCTTGAACCTAAGAACGTGTTGAACTGTGACTGCGGAGTCACCGCATACATCGCGTTGAAGGTCGCCTGCGTCAGCGCATTAAGCAGCGGAACTGCGACTGTCGGGAGCCCATTGCTGTCGAATCCGAGCAGCGTATTGGCGCGAGCGGATGCATTCGGCAGCATCGTCCACGGAGTGAGTTCCGTATCCGGCCCGTGGAAGCCGAACGTCAGAACCTGTCGCACGACGTCCTGCAATGCACGGGTCAGCCGGTCCATGCCGTTGGTGGTGTTCTCCGGCAGGTAGGCCGTGAGATTCGCAAACTCCGTGGGCTGGATCTCGGGCACCGCGGTGCGCAGGTCGACTGTCGTATTAAGGGGCGGGGCTGTGGTGAAGGTGACCTGTCCGCCGCCATTAACGCCTACGCCAGATACGGTGTAGCCGGTCGTCTGGAGTTGATACACCCCGCCCGTGATGAAGCCGACGACAAGGTCGGTGGTGGCGAAGATCTTCCACGGGAAGCTGAAGGTAACGGCCGTGCCGTTGCCTGCGTACTCAACTGGGGAAGAGTTTCCTAGCGCTATAGTCATGGTGCGGCGGCCTCCGCTGGTTGCCGGTCAGCATTGCTAGTTCCGGGTAAATCGAACAAGTCGCCGATTCCATCTTCGGCAGCATTCACGGCGCGGCGGAAATACCAGAGGTTCTGGCCAGGGGCCATGCGGCGCAGGAAGTGAAGGTCAGAGCGTCTGAAGGGCAGGTTCTCCTGTCCGGGGAGTCCCTGTCCGCCCGTGGCAAGGTTTGCAAGGCGCGCGGGGAAGCGGTGCGCCCAGGCATCCCCGAGCATCCCGACCGAGGGCCCGAGGACCGTCTCGTACGGGTCGCGGTCACTCCAGCGCGATAGATCCTTAAAGCCTGCCATCCAAAGCGCGGGGAAGATCACCTCCCCGGTCCACCCGAGGAGGTTCGACTTATCGAGCACTTCGCCCGCAAGTTTCCCCGGTGTCGTCTCGATGGGCTGGCCGGCGGCCTTTTGCTTGGCGACGTACGAGAGCGTGCCCATGGCGGTGAGGGCGATCAGGGCTTCGGCCGAGCGCACATCCCCGTGGGCTAGTCCCTGCATCAGTGGCATTGCAACAACGCGACTAGCCGCGAATGCAAAGCTCTTGAACTGGGCGACCGCCTTACCCCATTCCGTTGACATGAATAGCGGGGTATCCCCGACACCGGGACGTAACGTGACGCCGTGGGCTTCCCGCAGGACCGCCGACTCGAACGCTTTAGCGGCCTTCTGATCCTTCCAGGTATCCGACATCCCGAAACGCAGACCATTGACCTTTCGCCCATTGGCGGTCCCTTCGGTGGCTATACGCCGCAACATGTCTTCATCGAGGCCGGCGGCGGCGAGCTTCGCGGAAAGATTTCCGTTGACTGCGCGCCCACCGGCTACCCGGTCAGCGACATTCAGGATCTCGTGCTGGGCGAGGGTTGAGGTCATCGCCTGCACGAGCGTGATCAGCGGGGTCTCGCCCGTCCCAATCGTGAAAGCTCGAGCCGCCCCCGCTGCGAACCGCTGCTCCAGATACCGGCTGTGCGAGCCGTAGTCTCCGAGGAGTGAGGCTGAGACATTCATCGTCATATCGATGGCCGCGCCCATGCGCTGCGCTTGCCGCAAGGAGAGCTTCGCCGCTTCCATACTGGAGGCGAGCTTCGCCATGGCGGTGAAGGTATTGCCCATCCCGTAGCGAGCGATGACATTGCCGATGTCAGGGAAGTGGGCGAGCGTCGCAGCGCCCAGGAGCCGCCCGACGTTCGCCTGACGCATGAGACGCCCGGCACGCACGAAGAAAGAGCCGGGGTCCTTGGGCGCGCCATAGATCCCATAGAGCCTGTCGCGAATGGCGCCCAGGTCCCGCAGTACGCCGTCCCGCTCGTTATCGAGTGAGACCATGCCCTTCTCATCGCCCTGCGCCCTCGCCTGTTCGATCATGTGGGCGTATTCGTCGGTGATGTCGCCGAACTGGTCTTTGAGGTCCCGGGACCCAAAGCGCTCGGTCATCTCCACTTCCGAGCCCATCGAGCGCAGGTAGGAGTGCGAAAGATGGTCGATATCGTTGACGAGGAAGGGCTCAAGCTCAGTATCCGGCATCGAGAGCGTGCGTTCCTTCATGTTGTCGGACTTAGGAACGATGCCGTCCGTCGTGTGCCAGTCCATCGTGCCGCGCTCGCTCCCCCTGACGTTACGGGTGGCGGCGTGCGCCACATCGGTAGCTTCCGCGGGATCTACCCCCTGACCGATGAAGTGCGTACGCAGGCGATCAATCCAGTCCTTGTAATTGGCATTGATCTTCTGAATGTCGTACTGGCGGGTCAGGTAGGAGTCCGCATAGAGCTTGGCCTCCTCGGGGACGAGTCCCGCCTTGGTCGCGCGCTCGTAGAGCGGCTGGAAAATGTTCTTGCGCGTCCACTGAGCGGCCTTCGCAATCTCAGGCACCGCGCTCTGATCCCCCCGGCGCATGGCCGCAGAGATACCCTCCATAAAGTCCCGGCGGGGCATGGCCTGCTGGCCTTCCTGCTGCATGCGAGTGACGTACTCGCCAAAGGCGGTCTTCCTCGCCTGCATGCCCTGAACGTGCAGCCCGTCATAGCCCCAGAGGATGCGCTCTACGGGATTAGGATTAGCCGCCCCGCGATAGTTCTGGGTGAGCGTGCCCGGGAGGTTCGCCAGCTCGGTGAGCGTCTCGCGAGCCTTGACCGACTGGCTGCCCATGATCCTGCCGCCGGGCGTGACCTGACCTACGGTTGCTGTCAGCGTCTGTGCCCCGCGCGCGGTAGTCAGCCCCTCTTTCGTGGGCTGACTCGCCGCAGCTGCGCCCATCGTCGACTGCTCTTCGGGGTTAACGTAGGCGGGCTCCCCGGGGAGCGAGCCCTCAAGATGGGTCTGCTGCGCGGGCTCTACGCCCTCTGCCGGCTCATGCTTGGGTATCTCGCCATCGACTGTGGCATCCAGCGCGCTACGTTGCTCGGGGCCCATCATCTTATCGCCCTCACCCTTGAGTTCTGGTGCGAGGTTGGTGCGCAGCCGCTCAAGCGTGCGGTTAGGGGCGGTGCGCGCAATACCCCCCAAGAGGCCTCCCAGGACCGCGCCAGCGCCTACATTCAATGCAGACTCACCGAACGTGCGCGTCTCGGATAACTGATGGCTGACGAGCTCCTGACCTGCCGTGGTGGCAGCGTTGGTGAGCCCCCACCGCAACATGTTGCCGAGGCGTGTCGGCGCAGCCTCCGGAACCAGCGCCATCGTGGCGAGTGTCAGGGGATCTGTGGCGCCCGCTGCAAGACTCGCCGCCACGCCCCTGGCGCCCCCGCGTGCGATCACGCCCTGATCCGTCCGCTCGGAATCAATCTGCCGCTTCTCCTGCTCTATCTGCTCAGGGTTGGTGGCGTGTAGAAAGCGCGAACCGTAATCGTGCAGGTAGCCAGCCGGGATGTGATCGATGGGATTAAACCCGGGTTGCGCTTTACCTGATGGGAATAGCGTGTCGTTAGACCACCGGTCGTAGAGTTGGCCTGCGATGTTGCCGGTACGCTCGGCAGAGGCCATCACGTCCAGGGTGTCAGGGGCTGGCTGCGCCTGCTCGGGAGGTGGGGCGGGGAACCGCGGTAATGCTGCGTCCGTAGGATCTGCGCTGGAGTCCAGAACTGGCATCAGTAGCCCACCCCGGGGGTCTGGTTCTGGGCGGCTACATCCTCGCGCTGCCGACGTCTATTGAGTGCTGCGCGGTCCTGATCTTCCTGGGTCTGGCGCTCCACTTCTGCCATGGGGTCTGGCTTCTTTTGGCCGGGGAGTTGGTAGCGCACCGGCATGCCCTTATCGTTGCGGACCACGTCCCAGGCGCCAAATTCGTCCTTCTGCGCAAGGCTCCAGACCCGTCCGCCAGAAGACCCCGTCTCCGGGCCCTCGACTAACCGCGCAGCGCCGTATCCCGACGCCGCCATATCTGAACGAATGTCGTCCTTGGAGAGATACGGGAACATGCGCTCGGGCGCGTACTTCATGAGTTCGCGCGAGCCATTGACCTCGGACACCCCCCACGTGGCCTTAAGATCATTAATGGCAAGCTGCTGCGCCTGTTTGAGATTGCCGTCCGTGTGATAGAAGTATTGCTTTGTGAGTTCGGAAAATTCAGCGGCCATCGGGGTGGGCGGCACCGGCACTGTGTTGCTGAGGTGCAGCCCCGGCGCCTTGTAGTGCTCATCATCCGCTAGCCCGTTGCGAATGGCGTTGCTGTCAATCGTCATCCACTTCTGCCCGGGCGAGCGCTGCGAGTTCCAGGCATCGTCCAGAAACTTCTTGTCGGTGGCGCTCCTCGCGGTAGCTTCGCGCGTAAGATTGACTGCGCCCTCAGGAGACGCGCCGGCAGTGACAGCGCTATTGATGCTCTCAGCCATCGCGCGGGTCTGCTCGTCCGTGGCTTCCATGTACGCACGAGGGTTGGCACGCTGCAGGCTCGCCAGTAACTGCGCACCCTTGGCCGCAGTATCTGGATCTGCGCCCACGATGCTGGCGCGCCCGAACGAGACAGCGCTCTCAGGAACCACGCCCACTCGGGAAGTGATGGCGACCGCCGCATTGTTGTATGCGTCAGACCCCGCAGGCGACCCCATCGTCGTGAACGCGAGATAGGAATTAACGGCCTTCTTGGCCTCCGCACTCTTACCGTCCATGGGCGTGGATGACTCAACGTGATCGCGTACGTAATCGAGCGACAGTTCTTCCTGATCGCCTTTCTTCTGAGCGCGCAGGATCTGATCGCGCATCGTCAGGCGCTGATCGTCGGTGAGGGCGCCTTTGCGCCACAGTGACTCAACCGTCCCCAGGGCGCCTGGAGTGACGGTTCCAGAAGCGATAGAGCCATCCAGCGCAGTCAATGCGCGGCGGTTAGCGGGGTCTTGCCGGCGCTCATTAGCCAGCGCCGCCCTCCCCCGGTCGACCTCTTCTGTAACCTTGGCCTGCTGCTCCGGGGTGAGCCCGGACTGTTCAATCTTCGAGAGCGCATCGGCGCCCACATTCGTATCCTGCTTGTAGGCCCCGAGGATTGAATTTGCGCTGGCAGACACCTCGCCATCCTGGATGGCACGCTCGAACGTCTTAGCGTCCTGCGGGCGAAGCTCTGCGCGCACAGCATCGTAATAGGCCTTCGCCATCGGCACTTTCTGGTCGGCCAGCATGTTGCCGATGACGCCTTCATTCATCTTGACGTGAGCCTGGTACTTCGACTCATTCAACATGTCATCCGACCACCCTTGCTGATGGGCGAGACTTTCTAAAGAGGCATCGATGTGATCGCGATTGGTGGCGAGAATGTCGGGATGGTTGTAGTTAGCCGCCGCAGTCTGCTGGGCGAGTTCAACCGAGGTCTGCGCGGTTTTTATGCCGAACTGGCGGTGCTGCTCAAGTTCGTGCGTGTCCAGCTGCTCTGAGAGATGGTTCCTGACCTGTCCGGCGGCTAATGCTGCGGCTTGCCGGGCCCGTGGATCGGGCACGGCCGCCACGATATTAGCGGCCTGTTCATCGAACTTCGGCAGGTACTGACCTGAGATACCGAAGGCGTCTTTCCCCTCCTTGGTAAAAGCCCCGGTACTCGGATCGTGCGTCAGTCCGAGCGACAGCGCCTGTAGTTGGTTATGGGCGTCCGTGAGCTGTGATTGACGCGCCTGATCCATGGCAGCGTTGACGTGCTGCTGCACCTCGGTGCCTGCGTACTCAACCGCCCGTCCCACTTCGCCACCAAAGGCGCCTGACGGGACTTCCTCAGGGACGTGCGGATAGGCACGTCCCGGCAGTGCATCCGGCTGGATCTGCGGGCTATAGGTCAGATCGACCACTAGCTACCCTGATTCCACTGGCCGTAGGCGCGCGAGCCAGACGTGATGAGAGATCCAAGGCCCTGCATAATCCCGGCCTTCTGGTCCCAACCAGCTTTGGCCAAGTCGCCCGCCTGATCAACCTGGAAACCCCAGGCCTTACGCGCAGCGTTCGTCTGGATACGCGCGATGTCCTGTGCGCCGATTTCTGAAGTGGTCGACAGCGATCGCAGAGCCGACCCCGACATCGTGACGTTCGCCCCACCCACCTGAGCGGCCTGCTTGCCGAGGGTGGCGTTTAGGTGCTGACGATAGACGTCGGCCTGTTCCGCCCCTGCCTGAACGGTGCTCTGGGCCTGCATGCCAGAAACCTGCGCCGCCGTGCGTGCAAGAGCCGCATTGGAGTTGCCCTGCGCCATCGATGCGCCGAACTGCATCCCGCCGCCGAGCATGGAAAGGTACGGTGCCCAGTCGGTATAGCCTGCTGAATTTTCCATTAGCCGGCCTCTCCTACATCGACGGTGGCGACCCAGCCGAGCACGCGAAGGGGGGCTGGGTCAGACATCTGGATGCATACCGTCGCGTCATCGTCAGGCTCAGTCTGCAGCGGCACATGGATGACACCGGTATAGGCCGACACCGGCTGGTTATACAGTTCGTACTGCCGCTGAACGGACGGCACGAGGTGCTCAAAGTCAGGGCCTGCATAGAACGGATAGCTCTGATCCACCACCACAGAAAGCGTCGGCGTTTGCTTCGTGTGATTGCGAATGGGTTTCTGGTTCTGGACGTTGAAGTTCAGCGACTGAAGCTGCGACACGTAGGGCAATCCTGCATGCACTACGCCGCCGGGATTGGTGAGCGTGATGCTGCCGCCTGCGGATACCACTTGTTGCGCGAGCACGCTGCCATCGGCAAAAATGCTCGCCAACTGACCTGCGATGTTCGCAAGTCCAGTGAAGTAGACCTTGGCAAAGGTCCACGCTGTGAGCGCTACGCTTTGATAGGCGACAGGCACCGGGTCCAGGAACGTCACTTGAGCCTGGTCACCGTTCAATATCTGTGTAATTTGCAGACGGCACACGAGCGTCCCGTCGTTCGTGAACCAGATGGCGTTACCGACGTCAGTTGGCTGGAAGCCCGTAAAGGCGTTGCTCATCGTGAGCGTGCCGACATCCTGCGCAAGCCACGTCGTCCCGCCCGTGACGGTCGCTGTGGTATTGGTCGTATTGCGACCGTCGTAGGTGAGGCCTGAATCCACAAAGAACGCATCTGAGATGTACTGATATTCCCGCACCGCAAAGCGCTCGATGTAGCGCTGGTATGTGCCATTGATAGTGCGGCCGACGATGCAGTAGACCGAAAAGGTGCCGTTCTCTGGCACCACGCACACGTCCTCGAAGTTGCCTTGCGTGGTGTAGCGTGTCCATGCCACGACTTCCTGCTCTGGCAGGTACGAGCACACACACATCACGCCATCCGAACGCACACAGTAGATGAGCCCGTAAGGCTCTGGTGCGAACGCCACACGCTGACAGGTAGTGCCCACGGGGAACATCTGACGGGCAAAGACGGTGAGTTCCTTGCCGAGAAATTTGTCGTTGTAGAACTGGTAGATGATGTCGCGCAGCTTCCGGCCACCCCACTGGACATAGATGATGGTGGTACCGGTCTGAACGGCCGGCACGTTCTGCATCCCGTAGAACTCCTGCGGGATAAGGGAAATGTCGGAGGGCGTGATGGCGCCGATGCCGCTCGAATCCGTCACACGCCAGGAAGCACTCGCGGTTCCCAGCAGAAGATTGTTCATCGGTAGAAGATTGTTAATCGGGTTCTGCTGTCGCGAGTTGATCGTTTCTGTAATGGCGTCAGAGTCCACCTGAGGGTCCGAAACGTTGAAGTTCAGGTAGTCAGACACCTGAGAGGTAAAAAGGGTCTGAGGCTGTTGAGCGGTGCCTGAAAGCACCAAGCGGTCGTTGTAATAGCAAATGTCGGACGCATACCCCTGAATCGGGGAGATGGAGCCGAACGCCCAGTACGTCGACAGACACAAGCCCGTCATGTACTGCGGAGCAGCACTGGATTGGTTGTTATAGATGTTGGTGAGCGAGCCTGTGACTTGCCTTATCACCACATTGTTCGTACCCGTAGGCGGGGCGGTATAAAACGTAATGGCGGTGCCGGTGAGATTGATGATGTAGGAACTCGGGTCCTGAAAGACCCCGCCCACCGTTACGTAGAATTGGTTAGGGTCTGAGGTCGTAATGGCGGTGAGGCCGGTGAAGAGCTTATTTGTGCCATTGCCGCTATAGGTGAAGGGCCCCACCGCGATCTGCGGGCCACCCACAACGGTCGGCGGGAAGTTTGAGTAAATGCCTTTATAGGACTGCACCACCGCGGTGACGTGCTGTGAGTCGGTGTAGCCGGTGATGAGCGCAGCCCCGGCATTCGTTGACACGAACTGCCACGACACGCCGCACACGTTCACAAAGTTTGGGACCGGCTGGCCATCCCCGTCAGGAATCGTCCCCTGCGTGTGAACTGGTTGAAACGTCCCCGTGGCCGTGTGGTCGGTAGATACCGGCGCGTAGACGCACTGATAGATTTTGTTATCGCTGCGGATGTACATGCCCACAGGACTTGAGGCAGTGGGATACGTCAGGATCTTCTGCGCTTCCCAAGGGGCAATGGAGTTCAGGAACTGTTCTTCTAGATAAAAGAGCGCTCCAACATGTGTCGGCTTGAATATCGGCGCGCTGGCGGTAAGCGTCACAGTCCCCTGGGTGTTGCTCGCATAGACGGTCGTCGTGCCATCCGTATTGATGTCCTGAAAGGGACCGAAGAGCAGTTGCGGGGCGGTGAAGGTAAACTCATTGGCCGTCACCCGCGTCAGCTGATACATCGGCTGCGTAGATACCACGACACTCAGAACGTCTGCCGACTGCGCCCAGCGAAGGCTCGGGAGGTCGGCAAAGGCGTAAGGGTTCGTGAGGTTGTACGGCACTGTCGCCTGCCCACCACTCACGTACGCAAACGACTGCACCTGTCCTAAGAAATCGACCGTAAAGCCCGTTAGTGATGCCGTAGCAACAGTCCAGGTGCCATTGGGATTGAAGGTGCCGATGTAAACGACTCCGGTAATGGTAACGACCTGCCCCGCACTGAAGGTGTTGGCTGCCGTGACATTCATCAAGTGATTGCTGGCGGTGACGTGCGTGATCGTTGCGGCGGTCGTGAAGTTCTGGATGAACGCGCCTTCAGAATAGAACTGCATTCCGCCAGCCGAGAACTCACAGACGTAGCTTTGCTGATTGTTGTAGACGAAGGGCAGGAGGTAGGAACCATTCGGCGTGTTGCTCAAACAACTGCCGATGAATTCAAGGCCCGGCCGATTGGTCGCAGCCCCTTCCGCATTGATGAAGAAATTGACCGCTGTCTGCACAGCAGAGGCGTAGAACTGGGCATCCGTGCGATCTGCCGCGAGAGGGCTTATCTCACCCTTGGCGAACGAGACTTGCGGGATTTCTACTTCCATCTACCACCGCGCGATGATAGAGGGCGAATCACGCTCAAGGTCCTGCTGGTTCGCGTTTAGGTGCTGGGCCAGTGCATTGAGCCGGGCCGATTCGTAAGCGGCCTTACAGTCTGCCACCCGCTCCCTGTCTGCCCGAAGCTGTGCTCCCGCGCGCCAGCCGATGAGGTAAGACAGCGTGTCCGAGAACATCGGGTCGAACTGCGCAGTGTTGCTCACGCACTGGATGTAGAAGAGGTAAAGCGGGTTCTGCGGGGTGGCAAGAAAATCGCACAGGATGCAAAGACCCCCGGGGTTCGCCTGACTCTCCACCACCTTGTAGGGAATCTTCGGAATGGTGAGCGTCATCCCGACCGAGGGCCACCAATAACCAAGCCAGAACTGCGGGCCGAAGCGCTGGCCGGCAAGGGTTGTGACCTGTAGCGGCTGCAGGCAGTCGTTCGGGTACTGGTAGCTGTACTGCCAGCCCGGGGCCGCGTAGCCCTGCTGGGGGCCCAAGGGGGCGGGAACGGGTTCCTGCACCAGATTGATGTTGGTGTCGCAGAAGTTCCAGGGGGCGGACTGAAGAAGCTGGTCCCGACACTTCGGGTACCAGAAGGAGGCTATCTGCGCCTGGGCCGTCTGGTCAGGCGGAGTGATCGAATTGATGGTGACACTGATGCCTAAGTGCCCCATCGCCATGTTGCAGATGTCGGTTTCGGACAGGGCGGTGATGCTTGGCACGGCTCATGGCTCAGTCATTGGGGAACTCGATCCACACGAGTCCGACTTCAATGGTGGAGCCCGTCAAAGTCGCCCCTGCCGCCACCGCGGCATATCCTTGCACTCCGACCTCAACCAATCCTCCGAGCGGGACCAGGTTGTCATCGTCCGTCGCCACCGTAATGGCACCCGTCTGAACGTGTCCGATTGGCAGGAAGAAGGTCCCCGCGTTAACGACCGTCCCAGCGGCGTAAGCCGTGCACTGAGGCGCAGGTCCCGCGGCAGCACCGCCCACGCGAAGGTTCGCTACCGCACCGATAGCCGTTATCGAGGTGGGTGCTGCGACTTGGCCAGATGCGCCCGTAATACCGATCGCAGCGGGCACCGTCGTGGCGACCGTGAGCCCGAAAGACGTTGCCAAGAGATAGGCCGTCACTCCGCGGCCTCCAGAGACCGCAGAGCCGTTCCACAAGAGGGGGCCCGTCAGGGTCGTGCCGGTATAGATCGCGGGCGTGACGCTCGCGTAGGCGCAGAAGATGTTGCCCTTGCCGCCCCCGATCTGCGTGTAGTCCCTAAACCCTGCGAGCACGGACTAAACCGCCCGTGCGATCGGATTCCGAGCGTCCGGATCGACGATGGTCCTCCAGCGAGCATTGACTACTGCAACATCGGTGCGCGGGACCGCGGTCTTCGCCCCGTCCTCGTGTACAGTGACTGTGACAGGCTCATACGGGTCATCCGACCACAGCACCGGAACGTCGACCTCGAAAATGCTGACCGGCTGGCCCATCTTGTTGTCCGGGCCGTACTGGTAACTGCCGATGACGCAGTCGGTTCTCGCGCGCACCGTCCCCTTGTAGGGGACGAACTTCGGAGGGACCCCCCGTAGTGGCGCGGTGGCTCTGGAAGCCCCCGGGCGCAGAGCCTCCAGTTCCGCCTCCGCTTCTCTCAGACGCCGCGCCATCTCAGGGTCAGGCTGAGCGGGCTTTGCGGCGAAAGCCGCCTCGAGCTTTGCGAGACGCTCTGCCAGGGCTTCATTCTGGGCCTTGGTCTCGGTGAGTTCGGCAGATAAGGTTTCACGCGAAGGTCCCGGCGGGCGCCCTCCTTTGTTCCTCAGGGCTTCTGGTTCTGTCATGTTCTTACGCTCCTACGCACCAGCTGTTGCCGCCGACATAGCGAAAGGCGATGGACGCCCCCGCTGCGAGGGAATACCCGCCGTTGGTGGCGAGTGTTCCGATCTTTCCCCCCGTTGAGGGGTAGACCTCAAGCGCATTCGCCCCGTGATTGGCAACGATGTAGTCCTCACCGAGCGATATCCCCGCAGGTCCCGGCAGCACCGTGCCAGTGGCGCTTGCGACCGTCGTAACCACCGACAGGTCCTGTCCCAGCGGAATCGCAAGGGCAGTCCCCTGCGTGCTCCCCGTCGCCGTCAGATTGCCGACAGTGTTAGGAATCCAGGGCGTCTGCCCGAGGGGGACACTGGGGAATCGGGTGACAAGAGCCATGGGTTAGAACGGCTCATAGACGGCGTGTCCGCCAATCGCGCCCGAAGTGGTTCCTGTAAAGGCTGAGAGCGACAGCTCGCCCAAGTTGGCGGTGTTGCCCACCAGGTCAATTTCCTCCCAGTCCTTGGCAAGCCAGCGGGCCGCGCCGCCGTAGGCGTTGAAGGAGAACACCAGAAGGTGCCCGCCATTACCGGCCAGGCGCTGTGGGGCGGTCGAGAAGGCGTTACCCGTAATGGGTGCTGCAGCAAGAGCTGCGGTGGCCGCCATGGCTGCAGAATCCACGGTCGAGGTCGACCCCAGAGTGACGGCTACCGTGGAATCGCGCGACAGAATGATGATCTGCGGCTGGCTCGTTGAACTTGACTGTCCGCCGAGCATGATCTCCAGCACGTTGATGCGCTGAGTACCCGAGCCTCCCTGCAGGACGAACGGGTAGGTGTTGTTGGTCATGCCTGAGGTATCACCAAATGCACTCGTGGTGATCGAGGCGAAACTGACTGTACGCTTTGACATTTTCCGTGCTCCTACTTGATCGAGTAGCCGGAAACGCCGCCGAGGTCTACGGCGTCGAGATCCCAGCCAATCCACGCCACGGCCTGACCGCCCGTCATCGTTCCGACCGTGACGAACTGAAGTCCGATCCACTCTAGCCACGACACCGAGCGCGGGAGAGCGGCGGTCTGACGCACGAACTTGCCGTAGCCGGTGGGGCCTGTGAGGTTCGCGATCACTACCGCCGTGAAGTCGTACATCGTTGTGGGCGAGGACAGAGACGAGGATGCCGAAGTAATGAGCTGTGCATCCACGCTGGTGCCGCCCAAGGGGGCCTGAATCCAGTCAATGCACAGCCACAAGCGCTCCCCACCGCCCATGTCGCGATAAGTGTTCGCACCCGCTGACAACAGCGTGTCGCTTGGGGTGTTTTCAGAGAGGTAAGCCGCCAAAGGCGCCGTGTCGATGGAGTTCGGAGCGATATAGGTCCCGGCAGCTCCCACGATGGACACGTAGTTCTGCGTTGAAATGTCGCTAAAGGAGAACTGAACGTCGCGCATGGTCATGGTGGTTCTCCTTAGGAAACCGTGGCTTCGGTGTTGAGGATCTGGTCGACCTTGCGAAGCGGAATTCCCAGGAACTTGTATTCGATCTGGGTCAGACCCTCCTCTACGCTCAAGGCGGCGTTGGATTTCGCCAGCGCCTGAATCTTCAGGATGCTGAACATGGTGCGGTTCATGTAGAACGCACAGTTACCGGCCGTCAGTGAGGGCAGACGGTCAATCGAGCGGCTCATGAGGCCGATGAGATCCGCCGCGATGTTGTTGGATGTGATGGTCGTATCGATGTTGCAGATACGAACTACATACCTCCAATCCGGTACCGCCAGGCCACAGCGCCACTCCCAGTACTCCCGATACGCCATCATGCGGGCGCCACCGACGCCTGCGACGTTCTCCACTACCTGGAGGCCCAGGTCATGGTGCTGCAAGCCTGCCTGTGAACCCTTCGGGAAGATGCCAAAGACCGAGTTCGGTCCCCAGCACACGAGCCAGATGGAGGTATTGACGGAGGCCGAACCACCTCCTGAAATGATGTTCTGTGCGAATGCGCCGCCCGAGATTTTGTTGTATCTCGGAAAGAGTCCGCGGAAGACCGAAGGCGCTGCTGTCGGGTCACCGTAGATGGTGAGCTGCGAGAAGCCCTGGTTCATCGATTCGATGAAGGCATCCGCTTCCGTCATGCGGAAGGCAGCTTCTTGGCCGTTGAGTTCGGCCACGGACTTATCCACTTCGAGGAAGCCTGCGAGTTCCGCGGTAGCCTCATCCACACCCATCGTGGTGGACTTGCTCGGCGGAATGCCCTGGTTCATGGCCCGGGCCATGACGACCGGCAAACCCGTGCGCTGGATTACCCTGTGACCGGTGGCAAGATTGCCTTCCTGCCAGTGCATGTCCGGGAGCATCTCGTTCTTCTGAGCGAGTAGCTCAACGATGAGCGGGATGCGTCCACCGGGATCGGAACGCGTCGCCCAATCGGCAAGGGTGAGAACGTTTGAAGCAACAGCTATTTGGGTCACTCAAGCACTCCTAGACGCGTCAGCTCGGGTTTACGCCGTAGAGCTTTTCCTGGGCGCGCTCGCGCAAGCTGCGGTTGTCCACAGGCTTTGGCGGGGGTTCCGGGCGGCCGAGGTCGTCCTCGGACAAAAGCTCACCAACCAGACGCATCGCATTGGTGAAAACGGGGTCGTTCAGCTGCCGCTTTGCGACTTCGCGGAACTTAGGATCGAAGGAGGCGAACCAGCCCACCGCGGTCTTCGCGGCAGCGAGTTCTTCGGACGAGAACGTGGCCTTACAAGCCGCTTCATTGGTCCGATTGGTGTCCTCTATCGTCTTGAGCCACTGGGCATTCGCATCGCGCGCAAGTTCGACGTAGAGGTCCGCAGTCTTCTGCCTCGATTCGGGCGGGTAGCTCTTCAGGGCTTCCGTGAACTTCGTCACCATGCTTTCGGGTGGCTTGAAGTCATCGGGGAGCGTGAAGAGCGGTGCGTCCGGATCAGTCTTGGCGAGCTCTGCCTTCGGGGGTTCTGCGGGTGCTTCGGCTTTTGCGGGCTCAGAGCCTGTCTGAGGTTCCGCGGGCTTGGCTTCCGTTACCGGGGCAGGATCAGCGGGTGTAGCGGTGGGCGCAGCTGCAGGTTCTGCAGCCGGGGGAGTGCTTGAATTTCCCGGTTCGCCTTCGGCCACACGTATCTCCGTCGTACGCGGGCGAAGTTGAATCGGAAACTGGTATTAGGGAATGGTCACAAGTTAAATGCGTAAATATGGGTAATCGGTTGAACGTTTCGGCAGCGGCGAAATTCCTCAAAGTGAGCAGGAAAACGTTGTACAACTGGACCCGAGAGAACGTCGGGCCGCCGCGCATCCTCATAGGAAAGCGCTATTACTACACCGCAGAAATGCTCACCCAGTGGTGGGAAGCGCGCCGCTTAGCCTGATTTCTTCTTCGAGGTTTCCGGCTTCGGCCGCTCGCGCTCAAGTTCCGAGCGCACACGAAACCATAAACTGAGTTCTACGTCACATATCCACTGCTCCAGCTGATAGGCAATGGAGCGCCTACCTGCGATCTCGCACATGACGCTGTTGGAAGGGCTCCAGTACGGCGCATTCCATCCACAGGGACCCGCGATTACCCGCGCCACGAACCGCACGCCTTCATCGGTTGCCAGAATCGCCCTGAGATCATTTTCGGCCTGCAGGTCCTTCTGCTTGTCCGAGAGCGCCTTTTCCTTGAGCGCTTTCGGGTCATTGGACTTCTGCGGTCTGTCGAGAAACTTATCCGTCGGATCAGGTTTCTTCCCCGGTTCAAAGAGACTCTCGGCCGATGTGGCAGGACCTGCGGCTTCTTCCTCCGTCATGCGCCCTGCCCGGCCCCAATAGCTTTAGCGATGTCCCCAAGGCCCCCTGAGGCGCCGGCATCGGCTGCGCTCTTGAGCGCTCCTGCGTGCGCCTGCATCGTCTGGGCGGCCTGTGCCTGCTGCTCGAGCTGAGCTTGTTTCGCCTGCACCTGCGCACGCTGGGAGCGGATCTGTTTGACCGTCGCATCATCGCGCACGCATTCCGGAGGCGCCCCCACCGCTGCCGCATACTTCTCAATCGACATGTCCGCATCCCACTTATCCAGCGCGGGGTTATTGGCCATCTGCTCGGCCTGCGCGACCTGCAGCACGTATTGGGTCAGCTGCTGAATCGACTGGGCGGTTACTGCATTGATGGCTTGCGCGAGAATTGAGATGTACTTCACACGAATGGACGCGCCCTTCAAAGCCGGCGGCGGGGGCGGAAACTTCCCATGCCGAAGACACTCAGCAAAGAGCCAGTCGTGCAGCGGGTTGAACAGATCAAAGTTCATCTGCCCCAATACCGGGCCTAGCATCAGCAGCTTCTCTTGCTGCTTGGCGTTGACTTCCGCCGCGGTCTCCTTCTGCCCACCGGGAGAATCCCGCTCTGCCTGAATGAAGAGAGCGAATATATCGGCGTGGCAGATGCCATTGATGCGTCCCTGGGTTTCCTTGATATCGGCGAGTAAGTCCTGCGTTTCTGGCTTGATGAGGTAGGCGGGCTCAAAGCCGATTTTATTCCCGTCGGGAGCCGCAAACGTCACATCCCCGGGCAGCTGGCTCGTGCGTTGATTGCGCAACGAGGGATGGGCCACCATCGGGGGGTCGACATGCTTATCGATGGCCTGCGCTTTGCGCTTCTGCTGAAGCTGAAGCGCGCGGGCGTCGCCGAGACAATCCATGGCAGGACCGCGGCCCCAGGCGTCTTCGGAATTCGTGTACCAGCGCGCACAGAAGACCGGGAAGTCCCTGAATCCACCCACGCGCAGCAGCTTCTTTTCATCCTCCGCCTGCCCTTCAGTCTTCTGGGCGCTGTTTTTCAAAACCTTATCGGGTTCACCACCGCGCTCGTAGGTGACGGATCTGAAGCGCATCCCGCGAGGGCCCAAGGCGCCGGGCTTGTACTCGGGGTTTTCCTCCACCGCGTGAACGAGTGACACCCAGCTATCGCGCTGGTTCTGCTCCCACTGTCCGCGCACGTAACGGGAGATATTCACCCACGTCTCTTCCTTGCGCGGGTCAAAAGTCCCATCAGCCTGCTTGACGGAGAACTTCTCCACGACCTGCTGAACCGTCCAGCGATAGTCGCGAAACCACGTATTAACCCTGCGATGACGGTCGTTGCCGATGTAATAGCTGCCGATCGTGAAGGGTTGGAAGTGCGGGATGTCATCCTCCCCATTCTTAGGCAGCGGCCACTCGCGTCCCAACGCCATGATCCCAAACACCGGGTATTCGCCGAAGCACTCCGACAGCGCGTTATAGAAGTTCGAGCGTGAGAGAAGATCGCGAACGATCTTTGTCGTAGCTGACAACCATTCCTTGACCCCCTTGGCTTCCATGAGAGCGTCGTCCGTGAGTTCGTACGCGAACCACGGGCGTGCTTCCGATGCGGTCCCGGACATCAGTCCCGCCTGACAGGTATTGATGGCCGATAGTGGGGTTGAGTCGACAATGGCCCAGTTACGCCGCCAGCCGCGATTTGTGTCCCACGCATCATTCACCATGAAGCGACCGCGGTATGGCCGAAAATTCTCACTTAAATCACGCCAATTTGGATACCAGGTCATCCGATCAATATTCAGCATCGACTTGCGGCGCTCGAGTCTCACTTTGAGAGCTTCCGGTATCCCGCCGCGCTTGCGATTTCTCTGACGCAAGGCGGATGAAGGCTGTACGAGCCCCTCATCCGGCGTCATGTAACCCATCCGTGTGTCGAGCATGGCTTTAGCTCTCTGGCTTCATCTTCACGCGATCCAGCACGGCGTGCGGCGTCTGCTCTTCCCGGGTGCCGGAATTGCCGTGACGCTTCGCATCCGCATTCGGGTGAGTAGCATCCGCATAGCCACCCCCGGGCAGATGGCCTACGGTTTCCTTGTGGTGGTGCGCGATACCGCCACGGTGATGCACCGGGAATCCCCCGAGGACGGGGTCAACTTCGCGCGCATCGGGGGTTGAGGTCTGTCGAGGACGTGCGCGTAGCGTCTCGCGATACCCTTTACCGGACTTGTAGTCGCTCATGAGAGTTCTCCTAGAAGACAAAACGGACGGGTGGGATGGGGTCTGAGATCGGCAACAAGGGCGTCGGTTGCGCGGTGGCAAGGGTGAAGAGCGGGGTCGTTGAGGGAACCTGCATCATCCAGCCAAACTGCTGCGTGGCTGAGTGAGGCCCGTAGTTCACGTTGTAAGCGCTGTAGTCGGATGCGAAGGCGATATCGAACACATCCCCGATCTGGTGATAGATCCCACCGTAAGTGCCGGGCTGCACCGCTACGCAGCGGAAACCGGTATTGGGCGGCGTCGGAGGCGGTAAGAAAATCGCCGCCACATTCGGGAAATCGAAGTGCTCCTGAGTCTTCGCCCCACGCCACTGGAGAGATTCGTACTGCTGAAAGACAAAGGGTTTAGGCGCCTGATTCGGCGTGATCTGCGTGATGATGACGTTTGGGAAGTCGTATGGCGCTTGTGGCGGCTGACGCTTGAACTGCAGATCCGGGAACGTCGACTGAACGAAGGGAGACGTGGGCTTTAGGTTCAACGCAACGACGTTCGGGAAGTCATACGTCGCCTGTGCCTGCTGGCGCTTGTAGCTGTAATCCTCGCTCTGACGCTGAACGAATGGCGCTTGCGCTGCAGCGATCCCCAGGATGAGTGCATTCGGGAAGACGAACGGGTCCTGTGCCGGTTGGCGTTTAAAGACCGGGGTGTACTGTTCCCCCTGCACCAGGGGTTCAGGTTGCGGCAGATAGATCGTCGAGCGGCCATATTGCCCGGAGAGCGAATCTCGATGCTTCAGCTGGTCATCAAAGAGTGTCGGGATGAAGGGCTTCGCACCAATCTGACTCAAGTTCGCGACGAGATTCGGAAGCGGAGACGTGTCCTGAATCTGACGCCGCGTATGAATGGCCGGCATCATGACAATGGACCCGGGCTGCCCGGGGACGATGTGCAGGCCAAAGACCGAGGTGAGCAGGTTCGGCGCGTCCGGCAGCTGACCCTTCATCGTCTCGCGGTGATAGGTCTCGCTGTTCGCGTCGAGATTCAGGACCGTGTTGAGCGAAGGCCCCGGATGGCGAACCAGAAGGTTCGGCAGCAGGTCCATCGTCTGGCCCTTGAGGGACTCGCGATGATAGACCTGGTTGGAGACGTCAAGATCGTACTGAAGAGGCGGCGCAGTGAGTCCGGGACCTAAGTGAAACAGCAACAGGTTCGGTGGGGCAGAGGTGTCCTGCCACTGCCTGCGCCTGAATACGGGGGTATGAATCACTGCCATATCAGAACGGAGAGATGAACGGCAGCCCCTTCAGCGCTGCTTCCTGAGCTTCCTCCACCACCTTCTTGAAGGGCCTGCAAATACCTGTCAGGAAATAATCGGCCCCACACCCATCGCAGATGTGATGGTCACACTTCTTGCACCAGGATCGCGGACGCGTGCGTTTGGGATCGTTGATTACTACGCGCTGACAGTGATAACAGGTGAACGTCGATGTCTCAAAAAGCCCTCTCCCAGCCCCCGTCGGAAGACCCGCCTTGTGGACAAGCTCATCAGATACACCGGCCCCTGCGTGCCGGTGATCCGTCATGAAATACCCTTCGTGGTCGCGTTTACTGCCCATAGTTCACATGAGGATGGTGCCAAGAAGCGGGAGAGTTACGATGCCAGCGGTTTGGCTCAACACGCCAATCACAGCCTGAGCGCCATTGGTGTTCGCGTCCGTCCAGCCAAAGGCTGCAGACGGTGTGGCGCTACCGGCGTAGATCTCATAACACTGTTCCGCACCAAAATTGGCAGTCGCGGTGTTCGAGATGTTGTTGACGTCGGTAAATCCGGTGCAGGCAAATCCTGCATTGGTAACGCCTACCGTCGTGTGCTGTGCGATGGCGGCCAGCGCTATGGCCGGTGGCGCTGCCAGCGACTGGCCGGAACTCGCCGTTAGGACGGACCCCGATGACCACACGGCAGAAGCTGGCTGCGTCGGGTCTGCGGGACTTGCTGATGCGAGCCCTGAAATCTCAACGAGCGTGACCGAGCCAGTTGTGAAGTTGAACCCCGCAGAGGCAAAGGACACCTTGACGGTGTGAGAGCCAGCCACGACGGTGCCGCCCGGCAGGTACCAGATCCCGGCCCCGAGGTTACTCACCGTCCCCACGAGCACGCCGGGCGGCGTCTCAAGCGCCGTGAGTGCTGTGCTATAGGTCGTGTCTACGCACGTCGGCACCGGATGACCCCCGCCGGCGGACGTATTGAAGTAAGAGGCAATGCAGACGATGGTGTTACCTGCCGTCACGCCGTTGATGGTGACGACAATATCTGTGGCATTGCTGACCGTCTGACCGTTGACTGACTGGACGACCGCGATTGAGGGCGCTACGTATTCAGCAAACGCCACCGCGAAAGTGGTGAACGTATCGGTGCCATGGATCGTCGTGAAATTGGCAAGCGCGTTGCCTGTGGCAGTGACGCGGGCATCCTCAAAAGCCTGGCCCGTGTTCTGGGAGGCCCCGTAACGTAAGGTGAAGGCGAGCGGGGAAGTCCCGGCAGCCGACACATTGTTTTGATTGATATCGTAGGTATACCCGAGGAGTAGCGCCGGCTGTGTCGAGACATTGACGTTGTTCGACGTAATTGCATTCGTGCCGGTCCCCGGTGATGCCTGCGTGTTCTTCGTGGCAACGCCGATATAGGAAGCAAGCCCGGAGTACTCCGCAACCACCATGTTGCAGGTGCCGGGAGTGCCACCATTGAACGTCGCGGTAAGCGTCGTGATACCG